CAGAAGACCGCCGAGCGCAACGACTACAGCGTGTTCGAGTGCTGGGGCCTTGGCGAGGACGGCCGCATCTACCTGCTGGACATGATCCGCGGCAAGTGGCCGGCGCCCGAGTTGAAGCGCCGCGCCATCGCCTTCTGGACCAAGCACAAGGAGGCCGGCGACTTCGAAGCGCCGCTCCGGCAGATGCTGATCGAGGACAAGTCGAGCGGCACCGGCCTGATTCAGGACATTCAGGAAAGCGGCGGAATCCCCGTCAAGGGCATCGAGCGCGTCGCCGACAAGCTGACCCGCGTCATGGACGTGGTCAGCTACATCGAGTCGGGGCTGGTGTTCATCCCCGAGGCTGCGCCCTGGGTGAGCGACTTCGTCGCCGAGTGCGAGGCCTTCACGGCCGATGACACGCACGCCCACGACGACATGGTGGATCCTATGGTCGATGCCATCAACGACATGCTGGCCAAGAAGCGGTCGATTTACGACAACTTGGAGAGGACACACTCATGGCTCAGCAACGGCTCCGCGAGCTGCTGGACTACGACGTCGAGACCGGCCGCTTTGTCTGGCGTCAAGCCAACAAGCGGGTGAAGGCCGGGGCTGTTGCTGGATATGTCGGCAATGACGGGTACGTCAGAATCCGCGCATCCGGCACTCGGTTCCTTGCCCATCGGCTCGCGTGGTTTTACGTTCATGGCACATGGCCTGTGGGCGAGATCGACCACATCAACGGCGACCGCTCCGACAACCGGATTGCCAACCTGCGCGATGTGTCCCGGCTCACGAACCGCCAGAACATGCGGCGAGCACAGGCAGACAACCGATCCGGATTGCTCGGCGTGAGCCTGGCCAACAATCGCTGCAAGGCGTCAATCCGTTCCGGCGGGAAAAATCACCACCTCGGCTATTTCTCCTCGCCAGAGGCGGCGCACGCGGCCTATGTCGCGGCGAAGCGCCAGAGACATGATGGATGCACGATATGAGCCGCAAGGTTAAATCAGTTGATGCCGCCCTGGCCATGACGCGCCAGCCGGTCGGCGACGGCCTGGAAAACGTCGTCGCCGGCCTCGGCACGGACCGGGACAAGCGCTCCTATTCCGTCTGGGCCGATCCCCGCATCCTGACACGTCAGGAGCTGGAGAACATGTACCGGGGCAGCTGGCTGGCGAAGAAGATCGTCAATGCCGTGGCCGACGACATGACCCGGGAGTGGCTGCACGTCACCTTCGACGGCGAGGAGCTGGGCACCACCATCGAGCAGGCCGAGAAGCGCTTCGCGCTGAAGCGCAAGACCAACGAGGCCCTGAAGTGGTCCCGCCTCTACGGCGGCGCCGTCATCATCATCGGCACCCGCGACAGGAACCTGGCCAAGCCGCTGGACGTGAAGAACGTCCGCAAGGGCGACCTGCGCTATCTGCATGTGGTGGATCGCTGGCGCCTCTCGCCGGCCGGTTCGCTGAACCGGGATCTGGAAAGCCCGAACTTCGGCATGCCGGACAGCTACGTGCTGGCGGAATCGACCGTGCAGGTCCATCACACCCGGGTGCTGCGCTTCAACGGCGAGAAGCTGCCCTACTTCGCGTGGCTGCGGAACGCCATGTGGGACGACTCCGTCCTGCAGCACGTCATGGACAGCCTGATGAACTGCGACACCACGACGCAGGCCATCGCCACGATGATGTTCGAGTCGAACGTCGATGTGGTGAAGTCCGAGGGCCTGGCCGATGTGCTGGCCCGCAAGGACGGCGAGGCGGTGCTGACCAAGCGCTTCCAAGTGGCCGCGCTGCTCAAGAGCTTCAACCGCATGTTGCTGCTCGACGGCACCGAGAGCTACGAGAAGAAGCAGAACAGCTTCGCCAACCTCGACAAGGTCATCCAGCAGTTCATGATCGACGTGTCGGGCGCGGCCGACATCCCCATGACGCGCCTGTTCGGCACGTCCGCCACCGGTATGAATGCGACCGGCGACAACGACGTCCGAAACTACTACGACATGGTGTCGGCCAAGCAGGAGTCCGAGCTGCGCCCGCAGCTGGAGTACCTGTACGAGGTGCTGGTGCGCTCCGAGCTGGGCCACATGCCCGAGGATTTCCGCTTCGACTTCAACCCGCTCTGGCAGCTCTCCGAGACCGAGCAGGCGACCGTCGAGAAGACCCGCGCCGAACGCGACCAGGTCTATCTCAACGCCGGCGTGGTCACCGAGGCGCTGGTGGCCCGGGAGCTGAAGGAGCGCGGCACCTATCGCAACATGACCGACGACGACATCGAGCTGGTCGAGGAGCTTTCCAAGCCGATGGACGAGAACGGAGAGGTCGGCAAGACACCGGGCGCCAAACCGCCGGAGGGCGGCGAAGGTGGCGACGATGACGAACAGGTCGCCGGCGTGGCCCAGGGCGGCAAGGCAGCGCCGGCCACATCCGGGGGCGAGTAATGGCCATCATCGAGCTGCGTCATGTGGTACGCGCCATGCCCCACGGCGCCCGCCTGCGGAAGCGGCGCGGCCGGCTGCTCAAGCCGGTCAAGCCATCGCACAAGGTGGAGCTCTGGTACAAGCAGCAGCTGCTCGCCATCGTGGCGCAGCTCCGCAAGATCGTCCGGGAGGAACTGCTGCCCGAGCTGAAGCGGATGGAGCCGCTCTACGCCGCCGGCGACGGAATCACGCGAGACGCCAAGGTGCCGCGCCGGCCGCTGGAAAGCACATTCCAGCGCATGGGCCAGCGGATCGGCGGCATCGAGCAGACCGCCAACCGGCTCGCTGCCCTGGCCGTGCAGCGCAGCGCCGACACGGTCGATGACCGCCTGAAGGCTGCCATCAAGTCATCCGTGGGCGTCGATATTTCGCCGGTCCTGACGCAGTCCGGGCCGATCCTCGACGCGCTGCGGGCGGCGACGAAGGACAACATCGACCTGATCAAGTCGATCCCGGAGCAGTACTTCGAGAAGCTGGGCGACGCCGTCGGCAAGAACATGGAGCGCGGCATGCGCTTCGAGGACCTGGCCAAGGAGATCGAGCGCATCGGCGACGTGACCGAGAGCCGCGCCAAGCTGATCGCCCGGGACCAGACCAGCAAGATGAACGGAGCCTTCAATCAGGCCCGCCAGACATCCCTGGGCATCGACCGTTACGTCTGGCAGACCTCCGGCGACGAGCGCGTCCGCGAAGATCATGCCGAAAACGACGGCAAGGTTTTCAGCTGGAACGACCCGCCGGATGGGACCGGCCACCCCGGGCACGACGTGAATTGCCGATGCGTGGCGATCCCGTACTTCGACCTGGACAAAGAAGAGGAGCTTCTGGGGCTATGACCAAGAAGACGATTCAGGCCCGCGACTTCATGTCGCTGACCAGCCGGCAGATGACCGCCGAGGGCTACATGGTGGCCCCCGGCAATCTGGCCCGCACCGGCGTGCAGGACTACCGGGCCTACGAGCTGGGGCTGGACGCCGACGGCATGGACCCGATGAAGGTCATCCGGCTGCACCGGCCGCCCGAGGAGGTTTTCGACGCGGCCAGCATGGCCAGCTTCGAAAGCAAGCCGATCACGATCGAGCACCCGCCCGTCGCGGTGACCGCCGACAACTGGACGGAACTCGCTAAGGGCGAAGTGCGCGACGTGGCCCGATCCGGCGACCTCATGACGGGGACGCTGCTGATCAAGGCGAAGGATGCCATCGAGGCGCTGCAGGCCGGGAAGGTGCAGATCTCGAACGGCTACACCTTCGAACTCGACATGACGCCCGGGACGACGGCCGACGGCCGCGCCTATGACGGCGTCCAACGAAACATCCGCGGCAACCACGTAGCACTGGTGGATGCAGCGAGGTGTGGTTCGGCTTGCCGAATCGCTGATTCTCAACCCAAATTGGAAGGAAATACGATGCCCGACGCAAAGCGCAAAGTCACCGTTGACGGCATCCCGCTGGAGGTGGAAGACACCGCGGCGGGCGTCATCGACACCCTGATCAAGCAACGCGACGAAGCACGCGATGCTCTGACTCCCCTGAAAACCAAGGCAGCCGAGGCCGATGGCCTGAAGGTTGCGCTCGACAAGGCGCACGCCGACATCGAGGCCCTGAAGAAGGACGTCATCACCCCCGAGGCCCGGGATGCGATGGTCGCCGAGTGGGCCAAGCTGATCGGTGACGCCAAGCGGCTCGTCCCCGATCTGACCACCGACGGCAAGACCTGCCTCGCCATCCGCCGCGAGGTCATCGGCGCGCTGGTCGGCAAGGACGCCACCGCCAAGGCCGTGGCCGATGCCGTCCTGGCCGGCAAGACGCTCGACAGCGCTGAACCCGAGGTCGTGCGCGCCACCTTCAACGCTCTGGCCGCCGCGGTGAAAACCGAGGCCAACGACGCCGAAGTCAGCGCCAACGATGCCGCCGTCGCCGATGCCCTCACCGGCGCCGGCAAGGCTGCAACCGATTCCAAGACTGAACTGACGGGCCGCGAGAAGTTCCTGGCCCGCCAGTCCCAGGCCTGGCAGCAGTAACCGAGTCCATCCACCAACCTGAAGGAGATTGGCAATGTCCAAACCCGACCTGAGCACCTATGGCGGTCGCCTCCGTGACCTCGGTTACGCCGGCCAGATCGTCGATACCAACCCCGCGACCATCGAGTCCAAGACCAACGAGGCGGCCACGGCCATCGACTACGGCATCGCCGTCGCCCGCGGCGCAGCCGACGACACCTGCAAGGCCCCGACCGCCGACGGCGACAAGCTGATCGGCATTTCGGTGCGCCATGCCATCCGCCCGGCCGACTCGTCCAACAACGTGACCTACGGCCAGCGCGACAGAGTGCCCATCCTGCGCGACGGCTACGTCTATGCGGTGGCCTACGAAAACGCCACCCGCGGCGACACCGCCATCAGCGTGACGGCCCAGAACGGCAAGATCGGCTCCACCACCGGCGGCGCCGCTGGTGCTGGCCGCATCGCCCTGGACGGCACCAGCGGCAAGCCCAAGGTAACGTGGGAAACCACGACCACCGCCGGCCAGATCGGCATCCTGCGCGTCAGCTAACCGCGCCCGTCACCAAGCATGAGGCCACCTCCGGGTGGCCTTTCTTTTTCCAGAAAGGGAAATCCATGCCTATCAAGAAAATCCAGCTGGGCGACGGCCGCGTGGTTGCGGTCGATGAAGCCCGTTATGCAGCCTTCGATGCGCTGCGCTCCCATCCCGGCCTCGCCGGGTTGATCGTCGGCGACGGCATCGTCGCCCGCGACGCCCAGGAAGCGCTGGCCTTCATCGTGTCGCAGCTCGCCTACACCGAATCGCAGGTGTTCGAGCGGCAATACACGCCGATGCAGTACGAGCAGCTGCTGCCCATCAGCTACGAGGCCGGCGAGTTCGCCGACTCGATCCGCTACGAGATTTACGACTACGCGGGTCGTGGCAAGCGCACCTCCGGCAAGGGCCGCGACATCAACCTGGTCGATGTGGCCTACGCCGACAAGTCGTTCCCGGTTCTGAACGGCGACATCGGCTACGACTACACCACCGAGGAGCTTCGCCGCACCGCCTTCCTGCGCCGCCCCATCAGCGAGCGCAAGCTGGCCGCTGCCATCGACGGCTACCGCCGCCACATGAACGACGTCGGTCTGTTCGGCGAGTCCTCGTCCGGCATCACCGGCCTGTTCAACAACGCCAACGTGCCGCAGGGCAATGCCCCGGTCGGTGCCTGGCAGACCGGGCCGAAGACGCCGGCGCAGATCCTCTCGGACATCAACACCATCATCCTGAACGTCTGGACCAACACGGCCTACAACGACCAGGTGACGGACATCGTGATGGCCCCGGGCGCCTACGCCTACATCGCCAGCACCCCCCGTTCCGACAACAGCGACAAGACCATCCTGCAGTACATCAAGGAGAACAACGTCGCCAAGGTCGAGCGCGGCCAGGAAATCCGCTTCCAGCCCGGCTTCGGTCTGGACACCGCGGGCGCCGGCAGCACCCGCCGGATGATGGCCTACGTGAAGTCCGACACCCGGCTGGTGATGCACATCCCGCTGGCGCTGCGCTTCCTGGCGCCGCAGCTGGTCGGCCTGTCCGTGCAAGTGCCGGGCGAGTACAAGTACTCGGGCGTGGAGTTCCGCTACCCGAAGTCCGCGTACTACATGGACGGCATCTAAGCCGGCCGGAACCAACCACAGCGGGCGGCCCTTCGGGGTCGCCCGTTTCCACTTCAGGAGCAAGGAAACATGGCAAAGATCACCCTCGAAAACACCCGCGAGCACGACATCACCATCAACGCCACCGGCGACGACGGCGTCGTGCAAGTCACCGTCCCCGGCGCCCGCCAAGACCCGGCCGACAAGAACAAGCTGGTCCATGGCCGCGCCGAGGCCGACGACGCCTTCGTCACGGCCGCAAAGAAGAACCCGGTCGTCTCGCACTACTTCGACGAAGGCTGGCTGCGCATCGCCAAGCAACCGGCCAAGGAGCCGGCGAAGCAGGAACCGAAGCAACCGGCCAAGGAGTAAAAGGCCATGACCCCGTCCGAGTTCAAGACTCAATTCCCGGAGTTCGCGGCCGAGACCGACGAGCGCGTCCAGCTCTTCATCGACCGGGCGGCGCCGCACTTCGACGTCGAGCGCTGGGGCGATCTCTACCCGGACGGGGTTGCCTATCACGTCGCCCACGAACTGGCGCTGGCCAACGCACAGACCGCCCAGGGCGGCGGCGTTCAGGCCATGACCAACGACAACCTGAGCAAGAAGGTCGGCGACGTGCAGGTCACCAAGGATGCCGGGCTGCTGGCCAAGCAGGCAGACAACCCGTTCTACCGGACCCTGTACGGCCAGAAGTACCTCTACCTGCGCCGTCAGGTCGGCATGGGAGCGCTGTCCGTATGAGCCGCCATGCCTCCGTGTCCATGAAGGTGCTCAAGGACATCGACCCCAAGGCCCTCGACCGGCTGCGTCAGCGCCTCGTCGGCGACAACCGCGTGGTCAATGTCGGCGTGCCGGAGGGGAAACGCGAGGAAGACGGCACCCCGGTGGCGATGATCGCCGCCGTCCATGAGTTCGGATCGCCGTCGCAGGGCATCCCCGAGCGGCCGTTCCTGCGGGTGGCCGTCCAGCGCAACCGGCAGAAGTACGTCCGGCTGAACCGGATCAACCTCGTGAAGATGCTGCGCGGGCAGGCGACCGTCGATCAGGCCCTCGGGCAGCTCGGCGAAATGGCCAAGGGCGACGTCCAGACCGAAATCCGGAGCGGCGATTTCGCGCCGCTCAAGCCGGCCACGATCAAGCGCAAGGGCAGCTCCCGCCCCCTGATCGACACCGGCCAGATGGTGCAGAGCATCGCCTGGGAGCTGGGAGACAAGAACCATGATTAACGTCGCCGAACTGATGCGCGACCCGGACATCGCGCAACCGTTTCAGGTCGAGCGAGCCGGCGGCGCCTTCGACGAGGGCGAATGGGTGCCCGCGGCGCCTACCGTCTTGAATCTCGTCGGGATCGTCCAGCCGGCCAAGCGCGAGGACATGCTTGCCATCCTCCCCGAAGGCGCCCGCCTCGGGAACATGATCGTCGTGTTCTGCGATCAGGAGCTGCGCATCGACAACGCGGAGGACCAGCGCAGCGATGTCGTCGTCTGGCATGGCCATCCCTACCGGGTCATGGCGGCGAAGCATTGGGCCGATCACGGCTACTGGCAGGTCTGGGCAGAGGGCTTCGTGTGATGACCGTCGATGACATCAACAAGCTGATCCGCAAGTTCATCCGCGAGACGCTGGCCCTGCCGGAAAACTCTGTCCGGAAGGCAAACCAGACAGCTCCGACCGGCAAGCAATCCGAGCCATTCGCCACCGTGCTGATCACCCTGATCGACGCGACCGGCGAGGATGACCGGCGCCTCGACACCGAGGCCGCCCCGTCCCTAAACGTCGCCGAGACCATCATCGGCCAGCGCCGGCTGGTGGCCTCGATCCAGTTCTTCCGGGATGACGCCTACACCAAGGCCTGCCGGCTGAACGCCCTTCT